GTAGTAAATCCTCGCCTTTTAAATACTTTTGATATGGATTTGCTCTAGCCATTAAATTGCGTTGTCTAAAATTTCTATAATGTGCCTTATCTCAGAGCGTTCTAATTCTGCAAAAAACATTTTTTTGCCTTTATAGATTGTTACGTTGTAATGATGCTTTTTTGATTTTTCAATTTTTATTTTTAATTCGTCCATAATAAAGGATTTTTATTTTCTGTTAATGTTTTTGTTGTAATTATATCATCAGCCTTAAATTCTGCCAACAACTTTTGTTTTTCTTTTTTATCTAAATAATCGTTTCTTTTCTGTCTCAGCCTTTTTAACTTTATTAAAAGAATATTCATTTCACTTTCAATATCAGAAATAACAACCTCTTGATTCGCCATAAAAAAAATGCCCTCGATTTTATTATACATTTCTTTAAAGTGTGGATCATACTTTAACAAATCTTTTGCCGTTCTAACGTGATGCACAACTGTTGCGTGATTCATACCTAAAAAACTACCAACCTTTGCATAACGAAAACCTTTAACCTCGTAAAAAGCAATTAAACAAAATATTTTTTTAACATCGACAACATCTCTAATTCTACTTTTTGAAGTAGGATCAAACTTTAAATTTCTTATAATTAAGTTTCTTAATAACTCTAAATTTTCAATCATATTTACTTAATTTTATTTTTTTATTTTTAATCTTTTAAATGTTCTTCTAATCTTGATTCTTTGTGAATAATACTTTCTGATAAAAAATGTATTATTATTGTTTCACTATAAATAGCAATTAAATCGTGTAAGACATCTTGATGTTTTTCTTTTATTTCTTTTATCATTTTTATTTGTGCCTATTTCTAGGACTTTTTTTTAATTAATTTTTAAAATTTTTAATAATTTTTTTAAATTTTTTACTTTGTAAAAATAAATAATTCTATTATGTATTCTTAAAGTAGGCAAAAAATAACTAAAGTTATCAGATCCATAATTTTTTTCAATTGTAAGGAATAAACCATTTTTGTGCCAACAATATGAGCTAATTCCAATTTGTTTTTTTTTATAAGTTTTTATTTTTTTAAAACCTAATTCAAACATTTCTTGATCTTTAATCATACTATATTTTATAAAATTAAACTTCCGTCCTCAGAAAATTCATTCCAGTTATACCCTGAAACAATACCCGTTTGCTTATATATTTTCCAATCGCCAAAGGCTCTTTTCCAACCTCTACGACCTTGGTCAATCATTTCCTCACTTAATCCGTAAACCTCTACCGAAAAAGGATAGTTAGTTTCAACCGCTATAAATCTAAAATTTTCTGCCGGTATTCCTAACATATCAGAATAAAATGCGCATTGTAAGTGATACCCATATTTGTAAACGTCTCTTTTAAACGCCATAGGTGCATTATCTTGGCACGTTTTAACGTCACTAATAAAGTTCTCAACTCTATTTAAACAGTCAGGCCTTACTCTAACTTGCAAACCCTCGTGTTCTAAATAATGAGACAATTCAATTTCGCCTTTGCAGTATTTTTGTGCTAAATCGTGATTCCTAAAGTTGTTAAGAATCGCAGTTATTTTTTGGTGGTCGTCAAATGCAACTAAGGATTTTCCTTCCGCTTTTTCTTGCTCTGTTGCAAATTGCTCTTTTCCGGCTTTTGTACGTCTGTCAATCTTTGGCATTACGTGAAAGTCTTTATAGTACAATTCAGGCTCTAGCATTGCGCAATGTACCGCAGTACCCAACGCCATTGCAGAGGATTCAAAAGGCTTTTGATTTAAAAAATGATATACTGATTTTTTAAATATTGATTTTAAACCTGATGCGCTTATTCCAGGCGATGAATGATAATCTTCGTTTGTGTCAAATAACGCTTTTACTTCTTTTTGTTTTGTTTCCATTGTTTATTTAATTATTAATGTTATAAAAAAAATTATTGTGGCGGCTATTGATGATAAAAGCAAATAGCTTAGCAAACCAATATATGTATTTGATTTATTCATATTTTTACAGTCTATTATCACAGATATAATCTGTTTGTTCTTTTACAATTTGTTGTAGTTTTTCGTTTTGTTTCCGCAATGCCTCAACTTGCATTGTCAAAAATTTAATTAAATCGTTTTCCATAATTTAAGATTTTGAATGTTAATATTTGCCTAAATTAAAAAAATACTTTCAATTAAAAAAATAATTTATAAAAAAAAGCGATTCCAATTTGAAACCGCTTATTGATTTTTGCTTGTCAATTACCTAAAAAGGTAAATCATTTACTGGCGCTGCCGCTTGTGCTTTTTGCTCAGTTTGTGCCTCCGGTTTCCACGTATTAACAGAAACAGAAACATCTTTTCCGTATTGGTCAGCCTCTTTTTTATCGCTGATATTTAGCTTTACATATTTTTTACCTTCATATTCAAAAATATGTTCTGCCGGTAGATTTGACAAATTAATTGTTACGGCTCTAAAAGTTCCGTATTCTCCCTTTACTTGCTTACCACCTCCGCAGTAGATTGTTTCTTTACTCATTGTTTTACTATTTTAAATTAAATTTATTTACTATTTGTTGTCTGTAATCTTTTTTCATTTTAAACGTATTTAAAACCTTTTCAGCCTGGTCTTTTGTAGCTTTTAAGGTTGCGTTTAATTGTGATTCAGTTAGCCATTTTTTATTGTCAGACTTTTGATTTGTAACGGCGTTTTGAACTTCATTTGCCGATGCTATGGAGGTATCTATTCCGATACCTAAATAACCCAACGCCCTACCTAAAGCGGATGTAAATCCATTCTCTACAAAAGACGTTTTATTTATGAAACTTGAATCTCTGTATTCTTGTGCGTGTGCCGATACAATTGGCTCTCCGTTAGAATCGTAGATTGTTACTTTAAAAATACCCTCAGTATCATCAATACTAACAATATCCTCTTTAATTCCATAGCCTTTAAATTCATCTTTATTTCTAAAATAAATTAATCGCTCATTAACTGTAATGTACTCTTTTCCTTTAATGTTTATTGTTTTCATAAAATTTAAAAATTTAAGGTTAATTCTATTCCGTTTAAATTAAAATCAGCGCCTTGTAATATTGCCACTTCATTAATTGTAAAGGATTTCGGATTTTGTAAACGTGATTTTAATGTTGGCATTGTGCAATTTAGCAACTTACAAACATCATAACGCTTTAGATTTAGCCGTTTCATTTCGGCCTTAAAGTTGTTTTCAAACATATTTTCTATTTATTTTGTTACGCAAAAATAAAAAAAAACTTTTAAATAAAAAAATTATTTTAAAAAAAACCGCCGAGTAACAAAGTTGTTAAACGACGGCTGACAAACAAAACAAAAGAAAAAAGTTTAATTTATTATATTAGTTGTTGGCGTATCATCATCATTGTTTGGTAAATGTGATACAACTTTAAACTCTGCATTTTTTACGTTATAACTAAGACCATCAATTATTGTAGTTTGTGGATCAAACTCATTAGCTGAAAAGTAGCACCATAGTTTGTTGTGAATAGACATCGGCTCTCTTTTTAAGTTTCTAAAAGTTCCGGTGTATCTTGTTACAAAATTTCTGTAATCGTTTGCTATATTTCTACCTAAAACAGTCATTAAATCAATGCTATTTGGTTTAAAAGTTCCCGTAGGATTCGCCTCTCTAGTTCTAAAATACCCGGCTTTTTGGTCAGGTATTCTATTAACTTTTTTGATATTAGTATTTACGCCTACATTAGTAAGTTTAGAAATAAAGGTTTGGTCTGATTGGTCTGCTGACGTTTTCTTTTGCAATATCTGCATATTATCATAATACGTTGTATCATAATCAGCATCAGAACATTGTGTATTGTAAATCGTGAATTTTATTGTTGCAGTTGTAGCCGATCCAACATTTAAATCAGTATCATTTAAAGCAATATTTAAATCAATCCATTTATTTGTAGTTGTTGTTGTGATTGTATTAACACCGGCATAGGTTGATGAAAACTTGCCATTTGCAGCATCCCAAAAATAACCGGTACTTCCTAAAACTGTATTTATTGAATAACTAAACGAGTTTGAAATATTTATTGTTTGTGAATTTAAAACACTTATGTAGTATTTTAATTTACAAGTAAAGTCTGCATATTTTACCTCTTGTGGATTAAAAAAACCACTTTCAAAAGAAAACATTTGTGTAAATCCGGTAGTCGGTGCAATGTCTGTTAATTTCATTGAACGCCTACCTTTAAAAGATATTTCATCAGTTGCTATTTCTGAATAGTATGGAATAGAAGTTATTTCAAAAGTTGCATTAACTCCAAAAGTATCATCAAAAGGAATGTTTATAATATCGCCAACTAAATAATTTTGTCCATTATTTACAATAGTAAAAGATTGAACACTTCCGCCGCTAATAGTTGCCCTTACTATCATACCAGTACCGCTTCCGCTAGTTGTATTATAGTTTCTTGTGCCATCAGGAAAAAACCCACTACCAGGATTTGTAAATGTAAAACCTGGCGACGTTGCAGAATCCTCTATAACATCAAAGCCATATTTACCATATTCAAAACCTGAATTATAAAAGGCGTTTTTAGTCTTTAGATAACTCCCAATAATATGAATTTCAGATGCCGGTTGCAAAAACTCCCTTGACAAACTGTTTCCGGTTTCTTTTAAATCGCTTTTATTACTATAAAGAACTTGTTTTCTTTCTGTTCCAATAGTAGCACCTAGATAGTTAAACTTTCTAAAGTCTAAATATTCTTTTGAAGTATTTTCTAATTGTGTTGTAATTTTATTTCTTATTGCAGTAGGAGTTGTTCCGGATTGAACTTCATTGTAAATCATATCTTTGACGTAATAGTCAAATATATTTGTTACCTCTACGATATACCATTTATTATAAGATTGGTATATTCTTAAATTAAATTGTTTTAGTAATAGTTCAAGTTGTTGTTTTGCATTTAACAAACCATACTCTCCGGTCAGTTCATCAAAACCAACATCTAGAGTTGTAATTTCTTCAAAATTGCTAGTTGTTACCGGCCCAAATGTTCTGTATTTTATATCAGAGGCAATGTAAATGTCTAAATCTAAATCTAAATTTTGCAGTATTTCAGAAATACGTTCAAGATTTGTTTTATTTACTGGCGCATTATTGTTGTTGTAACCTATTACGCTATTAAAATTGTTTAGCGTACCCAAACCATCAAAAGCGTTAAAACTAACCGCAAAAGGCGTTGAAATCATTTTCTCTTTATACCTATCTACAACTAAAAACCCTGACCAATATTCTGCCCAACCAACATCATAATCAGTTATTTTTTCGGTAATACAATCTATTGATTCAAAAAAACCGCCATCATCTAAAACACTACGCCTAAAGCTTGTTGAGGTTGTTAATGTTAGATCAATAGAATTATCTACGCACTCAATGGATTCAATATTACCTCCGTCATTTGTAACTCTATCAGAGTATAAACCGCCTTGTGTTTGATTGTAGTAAACAACTACTTTGTATTCTCTTTCATCAAACTTGTAAAAATCATCATAAGAAACGTCATCGGTAACAAATAAATTTAACTGACATTTTGAGCCTATAATTGGATTGTAAAAATCATTTGTTGATTGCCAAGATATTGAAACCGGATTTGCGCCTCCAATCATCGGAAGTATCTCGCCGGTATAATCTTTTTTTAATATTTCAACTTTTTTTCCATATCCTAAAACATCGGAAAATTCTAATCTGTATTTTACGCCGTATGCCATTGTTTTATTTTAGTAAACCCTTCCCGCAGTTTCGTTTGCTCTTTCTATTGCAATCAATAAATCTTGTCCGTCAACTCTAACCTCTCCCGTTACGTTTATATTTCCACTATTACTAGATTTACCAATAATAGATTGTAATTTATTTAGTGGCGCTATAACTTCCGGATTTTGTCTTGCTCCTGGATATTCGCCAACCAATCCCATTGTTGGGCCGCTTATAATTCCACCATTTGCAAAGGCAGTAAATCCACCTCCTGAATTACCTCCGGTATAACCACCAACAGACGATCCCATTGCTCTACGACCTCCGCCTCCGCCTTGAATACCTGAAAAAGCGCCTGATATTAATGCAGTTGCTCCCGCTATTAATGCCGGTAAAACAAAAGCTGCAGCCGGGCCAAAAGATTTAGCTGATTGAGTTGCTCCGGTAATTGAGTTTGACATTGATATTGATAAATTATGTCCGACAATTTTTAAAGCGTCTTTTGCTAAAGTACCTAAAAAAGCACCCATTGCTGATTGCGCTCCACCAAAAGCGTTAGCAATAGAATTACCTATTTGAGAAAATGATTGACTTACTGCGCCACTTATTCTTCTTACTGAATCCATAGCCGTTTTAAAAGACATTTTAAAACCCATAAAAATAGCTTGTTGTTCTCCTAAGACTGTCGGCAATCTTTCATTGTCTGCCGCAACCATATCGCTAATAGGTGTCTGTATTCCCGCACCGCTAATTCCTTCTACTGCGGAGGTTGCCATTGGTCTTGTTGCAACACCACCTCCACCGCCAACATCTGTTGCAGTATCAGTTCCGCCACCACTAACCGCCATTTCAACCGGAACAACAATTTTTGCGATTGTTTTTTGTTGCAACGCTTCATTAAAATTATCTACAACAGAACTACCTAAAGTTGTGGCGTCTGTTTTAATCGCATCAAATGCAGCGGTAACATTGTTTTTTAAGCCATTTGCTAAGTCTGTAAACCCTTGAATGATTTTATCTTTGTCAAAGGTAAAAACGCCTATAATAACGTCGCCAATCCCTTTAAATAGTGTTATAAAATTATTTGCAAATGTTTTTATTATTGTTGAGAAAGTAGAAAAAACAAACTTTCCAACGGCTAACATATTTTTAAAATTAGCTATTAATGAATTTACCGCTAATTGAATAGGCAATGAGTTATTGTATAAGTCAATAAAATAGTTTCCTATTTTTACCAAAGCGGATTTTATACCCGCCCAATTTTTATAAATTACAACTGAAATTGCAGTTAATCCGGCAATAATTAAACCAATCGGGCCCATCATAACAGTTAAAGCCGTTCCAATAGCCGGTGCTAAAGTAACTAATGTACCTAAAATATAAAGAACTGGGCCTAAAGCCGCAGCGATACCCGCAAAAACCACTATTAATTTTTTTGTTGTTGGGCTTAATTCTGAAAATTTTTGTAACAATCCGTTTGCAAATGACACTAATTTAGTAAATACCGGTAGTATAACTTGCCCAAACTTCGCTGATAATTCTTTTAAAGACTCTTGAAATATTCTCATTTGGTTTGCAGCGCCTCCGCTTGTTCTACCAAAATCGCCCTGAGCGTTTGAAGTTGACTCCATTATAAACTTATAACGCAACGCAACTTTTTGCGCTTGTGTCATTGTTTTTATATTGGCGTTCATACCTCTTTCCATTGCAAAACTCTCTAAATTTGCCTGAGTCATAACAATACCTAACCTTTTTAAAGATTCGGTTTCCCCGGTAAAAACTCCCGCTAATGCAGTTGTCGCTTGGTCAATTCCTATATTTTTAAATGATGCTAAATCTCCGGCTAAACCAACTAAAGACGTACTCATATCAGCAGCGGCGTTTTGATTTAATCCCATTGAGGTAGCCATATCGCCAAACAAGGCGGCCATATCTAAAGCGCTACCCTCCGCAATACCGAATTGCTTTAAAGTAGTTTTTGCAAAGTCTTTAACCTCTTTTTTAGATTTACCAAAGGCAACATCTACTTTGTTCATTGATTCCTGAAAATCACTTGCAAATTTAACTGCTGCGCCACCGGCAACCGCTAAAGGTAGAGTTAAACTTAATGAAAGTTTTTTACCGGTGCTTTTCATAGCTTTTCCAAAAACAGAGGCTTTTCTCTCTACTTCTGAAAAAGCATCTACTAACTTTTTAGCGTCCCCGACAATTTTAACTCTTAATGTTTGATCTGACATAAATATTTTATATAAAACAAAAATACAAAAAAAAAGACGCTTTTATTTTAACGTCTTTTTATTAGTCATTGAGTTATATTTTTCTAAAAAAGAATCCATTTGCTCTTTAGTAGATTTAGGCTCTGCCCTTTTCTTTTTTCTTTGAATATCGCTCGGTAACTGAAATAAATCCTCAGGCTTTAACATCTGAGATTTTTTCTCACATTGCACATTGTGAATCATTACGGCAATGTAACGAGTTTGCTCCCAATTTAAATTGATATTGTTATGATAGTGTTGGGCGATTAAAGCATTTTCCCTCCAAGTTTGCCGCCAAAAATCGTCAGGCTTAATTCCAACTAATCCAATGTAGTGATCAGTTAAACTTTCAAAATTTATTGTTTCTTTGACGGCTGACGCTTTCCCTTGGTTTCAGTTTCGCCATTTAAACTATTACCTAAAATTTTAGATTGTAACATTACCTCAACAATTTCATTAATTTTTTCGGCGTCTAATTCATCCAACCAAGCGCCAACAGTAAATAAATTATAATCTATTTCGTTACCGTTTTCCTGGTCGTTTGCTAAAATTGCAGAATAAACTAAGGCCCTCAATCCTTTAATTGATATTCCGTCTTGAAACGCTCCGCCTATATCGGCTAAACTTATTCCTAATTGCTCGGTAAATTCACTCCAAAAGTTCATTGAGAAATGTAGAGTTCTGTTTTTGTTACCAACTTTGATGTCAATGTAACCTCTTTTTTTGTTTGTCATTTTTTAAGGTTTAAAATTAATATAAAAAAAAGCCGTCGCCAAATATTGACGGCGGCCTATATAATAAAAACTAATTATTATTAGTTAGTTGATTTTGTAATTGCTCCTGAAATTGTAATTGATCCGCTATAAGTAACGGCAGACTCCATTTCTCCGCTCATCTCAATACTAGATAAAAAACCATCTGCGGTATAAATTGCGTCTCCACTTTCGGCAGTTCCAAAAACACAAGTTAAAGTTGTTCTAGCTAAAAGAGAATCAAATAGTTCAACTCCGTTTAATGAATCGCTATAATCGACTAAACCCTCAAAAGATATTTCTCCGCCTTTAACACCGGCAATATATTCTGAAAATCCGTTTGAATCTTTTGTTGTTGCCTCTGGTGTGTCCATAGACAAAGACATTGAACAACTTGTACTGTGTCCTATAATAGTACCATCCAGTTTTAATAGTAAGTTAGTTCCGTTAAATATTCCGGTTGTAGCCATTTATGTAATTTTTAATATTATTAATTTTGTGTAAATATACGAAAATATTTATTTATAAAATTTAGTTATTTAATAAGTGATATTATCCAGGCAAAAAAACTAAATAATGCAGCTGAAACCCCTACAATTATTTTTTTATGCGTTTCTAAAGTTTCAACTCTGATATTTAATTCTTGTTGTTTTTGTACAACGCCAACTTGATTTGTTTTGTCATTGTTCTCTAAATAGCCTAAAAGTTTTTCGTTTATACCCTCTTGTTTATTTATAAAACTAGATAGTTGCGCAGCAGTTTGCAGTTGTTTTTTAGCGATAGCGTTTAAAAGTTCTTTATTTGTTAAATCAGGCATATTAAATAAAATAAGTCATTAAAGGAAACAATATCGGAAACGCACTATAAAGAAAGTCAGCCAATTCAGGATTACCCTTGTTATGATACCAATCGTGAATTAACTCTTTTAAACCTACTAAGATAATTCCCATAATACCCCCAAACACTAGCGCAAAATCAACGCTAAATATTTGGTCGATCATAAACCCTAAAGATATTAAAGGATAACCTATGAACATACCTAATAGTACGTGGTCTTTCTTATCTTGTGCAATGCTATCTATTATCTCTTTTAACATATCAGGGTATATTTATAGCGAATTTACTTAATTAAAATTTATGTGAATTGTAACTTAATCCGTAGAAAGAATGTTTGCCCTCTCCTTCAATATCAACTGCATAAGTTTTCCAACCGTAAGGATGATCAATTTCTCCGTCTTCATCTGTAATATCTGAATCATCCCAACATACGTCAATATGCCAACCCTCTGATAATACTGGAGCAGTTACTTCTTCTCCTTCTTCGTCATATTCTCCTTGTTCAAGAACAATATTTCCTAGTTGTACAATAGTACTTTTGTGAGTTGGATATTCGTTTCCATCTTCATCAGTTGCAGTTCCAAGAGCATCAATTTTACTTTGTGCTTGTTCTCTTGAATCAAATTCGTATTTTGCTATTCTCATTACTTATTTATTTTATTATTTACTCTTGTTGTTATTATAGATGTAATTGTTACACTTGTGTTAATGCGATTAATTCTTGGTCTGTTAGTCTTGTGTTGTAAATTAATATTTCTTTTATTTTTATTATTCCATAAACCTCGGTAACATTAACAGTTATATGTGATAATCTGTCAAATACAGACGCATTATTAGTTCCAGTATTACCAACAGAGCCATTTGCTCCTTGAGACCAACCACTAGAATCACAAGACACAAATAAACTGTTTTCTTGTGTTCTTGGAGCATTTTGTGTGTTCAAATATGAAGTGCCACTTAAATTTAATCTACATCTTAAATTCGTTGTATTAGAGCCGAATCCAATATAAGTAGCAGAAGTATCATCATTAAATACAAGGAAAGGAACAGAAGTTGAGCCATTAGCTTGACCGATACCAAATTTTGTAATCACAGAAAATCCACTTGAGGAATTAAAAGAATCTGAATCTGGTAAATTACAAGTAAAGTCATCTTGCAACCTCGTTACTGCACTACCTTGTGTTGGTATGTAAGATGTAGGGTAGCTTCCTTGTTCGGCTTGAAATCCAAAAATTTCAACCACATCGCCAACTTGATTTAATCTTAAATAACTTCTTAAATTAGTAGATGTGGCTACAGCGGTTACTGAAAACCTTTTCCATTCATTTGTAATATCAACTTGTGTAGCTGAATTATTTACATCAACCATATTAAATGTAGTGCTTCCACTTACTCTCCTAACATATACAGAATGCGTTATTGTAGTTCCTATTGTTGTTACGCCAACATATCCAACTTGAGTACCCGATACCGCCTCAACTCTATAAGCATTAGCAGTCCCTTCGGGAGATAAATTAGAACTTAAACTTCTTGATGTATTTGAATTTGTGTTCCAATAAGAATTACTAAAATCTTCACTATAAGATATAACATTACTCCTACTCGGCTCTAACAACAAAGCACCTTTACTGTCATCCTTATAATCTATTCTTGGTTCTCCACTACCTACCTCTTCAATTAAACCATCTTTATTTATAACAGTAGCCTTTGATGCTCTACTAAAATCAAATGGCAGAGGTTTAAAGTTTCCATTTTGGTCGTTATACGCAAGAGTTGAGCCTTCTTTTGTTGCCCAATTACCGTTTCCAAATTTTAAAGTATTTGCCATATTTATTTTATTGAATATTGTTGTCCTTGTGCCATTTCTGTAAAAGATGTCCAAGAACTGATTTTTTCTAGTTCGCTATCTGTTAATGCTGAATTGTAGTATTGTATTTGTTTTGCTTTTCCGTAGAAATCTTCTGCTCCATCCCCTCTATCAAATGCTAATTCTGTTAAAGTACCATTAGAAAAAGTATTACCACTTGTATCTGTTATTAATTCAAATCCATTAACAAACAAACTAAAGTCATTCTGTTTGTATTTAAGTGCAAATTTATTGTATAAAGATATACTAGGTATAGTAATAAAAGTATTTAAAGAACTTGAACCTCCTACAACAACCTTAACTTGTATGGCATTACTTACATTTGTGTAAAACATTGTTACTCTATTGTTTACACTACCATCGCTTATTGTAATTCCTCTATTTGTTAAATCATCAGCTAAAGCACTCATTTCAACCATCAAAACACCTTCTGAGTCAGAAAACGTAGCTGCATCTCCCGCTCCGTTACAAGTTTCTGCTGAACGAGTAACTGCACTTCCGTTAGTTGGGATATAGCTTGTTGGATATGAGCCTTGTTCTAGTTGTAATCCAAATACATAAACACCCCCATTACTACCACTATAAGATGGACTTCTTAATGTTGTGTCTAAATTATTTGTTAATGTTATTAATCCAGCTAAATAAGCATTAGTTGCTGATGTTGTAGCAAATAAAATACACCTATACCATCCATTTCCATAGTTTTCTATAATTGGATTAGCTGATGATGATGAATTACCTATTACACCATTTTCTAAATCAAAATTTGCCCATTGGTCATTTGTATTTCCTCCAGTTGATAATTGAAACCATTTATGTTCTTTAGCTTTTGCAAATATACTATGAGAAACTAATTGACCACTTGAAACACTTGATAAATAAACTTGATACCCTCTATGAACTCCACTTGCAGAATTATCAATAAAAGAAGAAGCATTTAAAGTACCGTCTGGTGATATTACTTGATTTAAAGAAATTGTAACATTTGATTGTGGTGATAACTGACTAAAATCTTCTGAATAAGTTACAAGGTTAGTAGCACTATTCTCTAAAATAAGACTAGGACAACCTACAACTTCCCCATCAATTAAAGGGTATTCAAGTCTAGGTACATTTGCAGCAACAGTTGTTATTAATCCGTTTTTTGCTATTCTTGTGGCGCTACTTGATCGTGAAA